ATCCATCAATGTCCGAAAGACAGACGGCACTCTGGCAGACGCGACCTGCACGCGGGAGGACGAGCATACAGTACTTGCGCCGATCACCGAGCAGATGACGGCTGTAACAGGTACGCAGTTGGGCGAGCTGTACTTTCTGGGATCAGATGGGGATATTAAGTCTCAGTCGTTCCCGGTCGTGGTCTATGAGGCTGTAATGGATCAGGCCCGGATTGAGTCCTCAGACGATTTCCAGTCCCTTCAGGGCGCGCTCCGGCAGGTGCAGATATCTACAGATGCCGCCGATATCGCCGCGCAGTACGCCACGGAGCAGGGAAATCAGGCCAGAGACGGGGCCCAGCGTGCAAATGACGCAGCGGACAGCATACAGGTAGCGGTCGATGCGGCAGCAAATGCTAAGGCTTGTGAGTCAAATGCAAAAAACAGTGAGCTGGCAGCGGCGCAGACTCAGCAGGAGGTCACGGATTACGTCGAGGCGCAGAAGGCGGCCTTCGCCGGTTACTCAAAACGGGAGACCGACAGCAAGTACGCTAATGCTCTGACGGAGACCGCGACAGGCGAGGGCGGAGTTACCGTAGATGACGCATGGACGGCTCCGGTACTGGGGCTTGACGTGGTGGGTAAGAGTGAGCAGGTGGTGACGACGGGAGCCAATCTCTTTGATATAGTTCATGCCGATAATATAAAAGGAGTTGCCTCGGGAGACGAACTTTACTATGTAAGAGTCGGTCAAAATAGTGCTTGGGTAGAAAGTACGAAGATACCGTTTGCCGGGGAAAGTAATGTTATTTATACACTGTCGGCTAAGGTGAAATGCGGAACCGCGACCAATTTAGGTATTGCCTTTTGTTATTCTGATGGAACCTTTGAGATGAGTAATAGAGTGAATGACACTACGTATGGCGAGGTTAAAGTAACTTCGAAGGCTGATAAAACAGTTAATGGATTTGGGTTTATTTATGTATCTGCTGATACGTCAGGTTACATTAAGGATATCCAGCTTCAAAAGGGGAGCACAGCAACGACCTACGAGCCCTACACCGGCGGCGCTCCATCGCCCAGCCCGGATTACCCGCAGGACATTATTAGTGTGGGGACGGTCAGCACGGGGAAGCAGATGTTAAATGCTGACACGATTGTGCAGGGCGGAATTAATGCGGATACAGGAGCAACGAATAATGCTTCTAATTTTGTGCGTAGTGATTATATACCAGTTAAGCCCGGAGATTATGTGCTAAGCGGTGATGAACTAAAGTCATATTTAAATTACGTTATGTATTTCAATCAAGAGAAAGTAATACAAAGTAGTTTGTCAATTAAACCAACTAACGGAAAATTTACTGTCACAGAGGGGATTGCATACATCAGAATTAGATTTATTGCCAAAGATGGTGCGGAGGGAACGGTGATACCATCGGAAGTAGTTGCACTTAAACCCATGCTCAACACAGGCGACACCGCCTTACCATGGGAGCCGTACACCGGAGGCAAGCCGAGCCCGTCGGTGGAGTATCCGCAGACGTTGGAGCTGGTGGTGACAGGGGCGCAGATGTTTTACAAATCTCTTGTGACGTTACAGGGGACAGGTGCAGAAGCTGATATCACGGACAAAAGAGCCATTAAGATTACTTACACAAGAGCTAATGGCGGAAAATATGCAGGATTTATTGTGGACGATAAAAGTAATATTGTTGGCAAGACATTAACAATATCGTACGGCAGTATCATACCGAGTAAAAGCGGTTTGACACCCGGTATCCGATTGTATTGGATAGACATTAATGGATCCGTATTATCCTATGTGGTGTATGTAAATAAATCTCCCACTACAATTACAATAGAGGATCCTCAAAATGATATGGCTACAAAAATGGCATTTTTTTTGTATGCCGATATCGGTGACGCGGCCGTCGTAAATGATTATGTAATATATAAGGATATCATGATTAACGCCGGAGACACCCCGCTCCCATGGGAGCCGTACAAAGACCGCCAAACTGCCCCCGTCACTTTGACAGAACCATTACATGGGACCGGAGAGTGCCGGGACAGGATCGCGTGCAAAGATGGGGAATGGGGGATTGAGCGGTATATTGGTGTGGTGGATAACGGGCAATGGAGGAAGCTAAATGTAGCATCAGGAAGCGCCGGACATAGGTTTGTATATGATGCAACAGATATGATCGAAAAATTAAATTGCATGGTTATATGCTCTAAATATACAAGACGTCCAAAGGGTGCTAGCTTTAACGCTATTGGCGATTATGTGGCGACAGATGAAGTGGGAAAAATTTTTATTCGCACGCTTAACCCTGATTTCGAAACGATCGAAGCATTTAGGGAATTTATAGCCGATGCAATCACCCTCTATCCCCTTGCCGTCCCCACCTGGACGCCCCTTCCCTCCGCCACCCAACAGGCCCTCAACGAGTTGACGACCTACGCAGGCACAACGCACTTGACGATCACCGCGGGTGGGACAACACCCACGGTGACACTGGATTACGTGCAGGACACCCACAAAGCCCTTGAGCAGTGCCAGGAGGAGGCCAAAGAGTACACTGACAACCAGATAGCAGCAATAGTAGCAGCCCTGCCGACAGCGACGCAGGCAGCTATTGTAGATAACCAGACAACCAAACTTTTACAGGAGGTATGAGATTATGAGTAACACAGTGATTTACACGTTAATGAGCAGTCTTATCAGCAAAAAGTATTATCCAACCAAAGAGGAGGCCACGGACAAGCTGGGCGTATACTTTGCGTTTGATATGATCGACGCAGAGCAGATGACTGAACTTGCCCTGCTGGCTGAGACGGTGTACGCACCGCCGGTAGTGGAGCCGACACCAGAACCCGTAGACCCTGAAACACCAGAATAAGGAGGACTCACCATGAATAAGAACAAGCCAGACATGAACTACAAGACACCCGTACCCTATGGCCCAGCAACCGGAAAAGAGGATCCTGGCCGACAGCCAGTGATTGCAGACACACCGTACGAGGGAGATTACAGCCCGGATCACAGACAGTTTAAGCCGGGGCATGTGCCAGGCGGCCCAGGACATAAGGATTGTGAACATAATTAACTGACAGGAGGAGCATAAGGTGTGGAAAAATATGATGTAATTATCATCGTTGTAGGACTGGTCACCACGGCCCTGACAATCGGGGCTCCGGTGATTAAGCTTAACACGGCAATCACCCGGCTGATTGTTAAGTTGGACGGTCTAGGTAAGGACATGGACGATCTGGAGTTACATAACCATGAATCGCACAAAAGATTGTGGGACCACAACGATGAGCAGGACGAGAAGCTGGCAGACCACGAGAGCCGCCTGAAGGTAATTGAAAACGAGAAAGAGAGGAATTGACTATGGATCTTGGAATTGCGAGTGTTGCAGGAATCACACCACTGTGTTATCTGGCCGCTATGGCCGTCAAAGCTACAGAGGTGGACAATAAGTGGCTGCCGGTAATCTGTGGCGTCATTGGGGCGGTCCTGGGCGTTGTGGGAATGTATTACATGCCTGGATATCCGGCTACTGACATCATTACAGCGATAGCAATCGGCATCGTCTCCGGACTGGCCGCGACTGGTGCGGATCAGGTATATAAGCAGCTGACAAAATAAGCTGTTGCGAGATCGCAAAAAGTTGTAATATCGCAACTTGTGACGTCACAAGATTTTGGGCCTGGGGATTCCTGGGCCTTTTTTGATTGGAGGTTAACTATGCAGATTAATAAATTACTTACCCCATACAACCATAACACCGGTAGCATCGATCGGATCAAGTACATTGTAATCCATTACGTCGGAGCACTGGGCGGCGCCCGCGCAAACTGCCAGTGGTATGCCGGCGGAGATCGGGGAGCATCAGCTCACTACTTCGTGGACTTTGACGGCAGCATCTGGCAGAGTGTGGAAGACAAGGACATAGCCTGGCACTGTGGAGCTAAGTCATACCGGCACCCAGAGTGCCGCAACGCCAACAGTATCGGGATTGAGATGTGCGTGCGGAATAAAGGCAGCCAGGCCGATACAAGCCACGACTGGTATTTTGAGGGTGCGACAGTGGCCGCGGCGATCCGGTTGACCCGCGAGCTGATGGACAAGTACCATGTACCTGCTGACCATGTGATCCGGCACTATGACGTGACCGGGAAGATCTGCCCGAATCCGTATGTGTATAACACGACAGCGCATACCTGGGACGCGTTTAAGGCTGCCATTGTGGCAGGCTCGGGGCCAGTGGAGGTCAAGTCCGGGTGGAGTCAGGAAGACGGCGGCCGGAGGTACTACAACGGCGACACAGGCCAGTGTGTCCGTAACGATTGGGTTAAGGACGGCCAGGACTGGTACTGGTTCGACGGCGCCGGCATGATGGTCCGCAACACCTGGTACCGGTATAAGGAAGCCTGGTACTATCTGGGCGACGACGGCGCTATGTGTACGGGCCAGGTGACGGTGGACGGCAAGGGGTATATCATGGACAATGCCGGCCGCATGATCGGGGAGCCGGTGACGCTGAATCAGGATGGGGCGCTGCGGTGGCCGGGCCTGGTGGGATAATGGAAAGGGCGGTCCTTTTGCGGGGCCGCCTAATTAAAAACACTATTTTATTTTTTTACGGCATTTCCGTATTCGCCGGGCGTTGATTGTTGGATCTTCCGATCCGTATACCCCTTTTTTGTACGGAAGATACATGTTCACGCATGATTTGCTTATACTCAGGGTTTCAGCAATTTCCTGAGCACTTTTCCCAGCTACAGATAATTCTATAACCCGCTTTGAGGTTTCGCTTTCAAACGCCCTTTTCGAGACTAGAATCTTTTTGACTTTCGCCTCGCTGATGCCGAATTCGCGGGCAACTTTTTTCATAGACTGAATGTCTTCATATGCCTTAACGATTTCTTCAGGATTCATGGTTTTCCCTCTTCCTTCTGTCTCGCTCTTTCTGTTTCCTCAATTTTTCTTCGCGGTGTTCCTGATAGTATTTTTTATCATACTCTTTAAAATAATTTTTAAAGTATTCTTTATGTTCCTGATAATATTTTTTCCTGTAATCCGAATACTTTTCCTTATTATTAGAAATCACTTTTTTTACTTTTTCGTAATGCGCCTTTGGATCTTTTTTATAATAATCTCTTGCGTACTGCCGTTGTTTTTCTGCATCAAAAGTTCCGTCGAGTTTTTGGCGCGCTTTCGATAAATTATTTGACACCGTATTATTTTTAATTCTTAATTGTGCTGCTATCTCGGAGTTGTTCAGGCCATTTAGCTTCAGCAGTAATATTTCACGTTCGGTAGACGTCAGAATCGATAAATCCCTATTACGATAATTTTCATAGTTTACTCTTGGTCCCTTTTTTGGTGGAGGTTCTTTTCCAACTGGCGGATTAAGAAGTCTTTTTACGGAATTTTTTAATATTAATGATACGTTCTGGCGTGAGCAACCTAATGTCTCTGCTATTTCTGCGCCTGTTTTTCCGTCCAGCGCCATAGTAACCACAGCCCTTTGCTTATTGGTAAGCGCGTCCAAATCATTTCCCTCAAAAACGCTTAGATCTATTCCTGGTGGCTTGCTCATTATGTGAAATCCTCCACCCCGCAGTCAAGAGCTTTCGCCAATGCCAATGCATTCCTCAGAGTGATGTTTCCGAGATCGCTCTCTCCGGATTCGAATTTTTGTATTTGCCGAATGTTTATTCCGGTAGCATCGGCCACTTGCTGCTGTGTCATGTCAGCGAGAGAGCGCTGATATAGCAGCTTGTTGATCGGTTTATTATGACAGTCCCTTCCATAGCTGGAGGCGGAGCAAGCTCCGCACAAACCGTCAGTTCTGATACAATCTGGATATCTTTTCATCTTACACCTCCTACCAAACTAAATCAAATTCATCGTATGCGGGATTACTGGTTTCTACATTGTACCAGTCTCCGTCATTGTAACGCTGTTCTAAAAGCATTTCTCCTTCAAGGTCTTCGGAATCATTGGTAATGTTAAATTCTATTTCGATGCCGAGTTCTCTTGCGGCAGCTAATGTATGATGGTTATCATTTTGCATTGCATACTCAATACCATCAATAAATCCGACATAAGTGCAGGGGATAACTACCTTGTCCATGCCTTTAATTTCTTCCATTTTTGTTTCTACGATATCCCAGTTTATGAAATGCTGGCTGCTAATAATGGTCATTTTTGTGATCCCCTTTCCTTATCTTATAATTACATTATACGCCAATATTGGCGTAAGGTCAATAGCTTTCATGAGAATAAATAAAAAATCCTCCAGGAGTTTTATCTCTCGGAGGACAAAGCGTCACATCACGGCCCGCAAAACGTTATATAAGTATGCTCATTAATCAGCAGGGCGGTAGCCACCCCATTAGCTCCGCCCTGTCGCCTACATCAGCCGGCATCTGGCGCCTTGTGTCTTCTGAGTCAAAAACCACATTGCAGTAATATCCGTATCAAGGACCAGTTCGGCCATCTCTCGCGTCTCCTGATACTTTGCATTTCTGGCAGCCTGGGCATGTCGCTGATATCTCTCAATTACCTCGAAAAATAGTTCGTCTGTTCTGTTCATTTTTCCCCTTCTTTCCCTTATGATTATATTTTTCACACTGTCAGAGTATGTAGCCAGATACCTTAATGCATTATCTGTTTTTACAATAAGGTGGACCAGACGGTGAAATGGGTGCCTCCATGCGCTACTTATCCCAGCGCTACGCCATGCCATATAAGGAGTGCAAGGGACTCCTCACGGATATCGGAACAGAGGAACTCGCTCATCTTGAGATTGTAGCGACGATCGTTCATCAGCTCACCAGGAACTTAACGCCGGAGCAGATTGTGGAATCTGGCTTTGGTCCTTATTACATTGATCACACCACGGGTATCTGGCCGCAGTCTGCGGGAGGAATTCCGTTTAATGCCTGTGAGTTTCAGTCGAAAGGCGATCCGATTACCGATCTGGTAGAGGATATGGCGGCGGAACAGAAGGCCCGGAGCACCTACGACAATATTCTGCGCGTAGTGAAGGATCCGGAGGTCTGTGATCCGATCCGTTACTTAAGGGAAAGAGAAGTGGTGCATTTCCAGAGATTTGGAGAGGCACTGCGGATTACCCAGGATAATTTAGACAGTAAGAATTTTTATGCTTTCAATCCCAGCTTTGATGTAAAGAATAATTGCTGATAAAAAGGGAGGGGCCGGCA